CAATTAATAATATAATGGCTGGTGGATTAATGCAACTCGTTGCTTATGGATCACAAGACTTATATTTAACAGGAAATCCTCAAATAACATTCTTTAAATCAATATACCGTCGATATACGAACTTCTCTATGGAATATATCCCACAATACTTCCGTGTTCTTCCGACATTTTCGACCACACAAGTGAATACGCTAACAGTCAAAATTGACAGAAACGCCGATTTAATCCATGACTGTTATGTCGTCGTCGATTTACCAAATATTTATTCCACGGCAGATGAAAAATTCCAGTGGATTGAAAATGTGGGCCAAAATATTATTCAATCGGCTGAGATTACTGTTAATGGGGTCCAACTCGACATTCAGTATAGTCAATGGATGAATGTTTGGGCCCAACTGACAATTGACAGAAGCAAAAGGCGCTCATACGATGAAATAACAGGGAACATCTGGCAAATGCAGTTCCCCGAGAAATATTATGGCGATTATTCCACTACGACGAGGCCCACAATTGCGGGAAGGCGCCTTTATGTTCCGCTATTCTTCTGGTTTTGCACAAATCCGGGGCTGAGCATCCCTTTAATAGCCCTCCAATACACAGACATCTACATAAACATCCAATTTGCGCCACTTAATACTCTTTTTACAATGTGGTATGGCCTCTCTCCCGAAACACTATATGATTTCGGTAAATTTGGGAACACGCCTACCGCCGGAATACCCAACTTCGACAGCGAATTATTACAGGCAATCCAAGACGCAAAAACTCCTCCACTTGTTAATATAACTGCATCCGATTTAGTGAATTCACTGGAAGCCGAAGGATACGGACCGACGAGCTATTTCTGGAAGTTTGTCAATGGGACGCAAGCACCAAATGGTGTTTGGACTCAGAATTCATATCTATTTGTGAATTACATATATTTAGATGAAGATGAGAGGAGGCGATTTGCGCAAACGTCGCACGAATATTTAATGACACAGGTCCAGACATACGAATTTGGCGGAATCGATGGTAATCAAACGATTGAATTAAAGATGAATCAACCAGTTAAAGAGCTCATTTTTACTACACAGAGAACTGATGTGAATATTTTGAATCAGTGGAATAATTACACGAATTGTTTGTATTTACATTCACTGTATGATGTAAGTTTTGCAAAAAATGCAAATTATTTCCGGATGGAGAGGATGCTCATTGATAATGGGATTGATTCTTGCTTACCGGATGCGCAACAACAATTCAGTAATAATCAACAGTATAATATTGATAACCAGAATATATTATATACTGCGAAACTGATATTGAACTCAAACGACAGGTTCGATTTGCGAGATTCAATATTTTTTAATGCGATGGAGCCATACAAATATCACACGAATAGCCCCGATGAGGGAATATATGTTTATAATTTCGGACTGAATCCGGAGGATTTTCAACCGAGCGGGACGTGTAATTTCAGCCGAATTAATCGGGCGCAACTTCAAATGAATATGCGTCAGGTTGTGAATACGGATATTGAATATAATGTAATCGTATATGCGCGGAATATAAATGTGTTTCGAATCATGGCTGGAATTGGGAATGTAGTTTTTGCGAATTAAGAATTATAAATTTTGAATTTTGAATAATTTATCCAAATCTCGTAGTTAAATGCGTCCACGACTCAGCACGAGTAATTTGGTGAAAATATGGAATTTCATAAACATCGGATCCAGCAGGTAAAACTATCGTTGGAATTTGACCTGTAAAAGGACGTGCACCACTACTCCATTCGGTTGAAAGTGTAATAACTATATTTGTTTTGTAAACAGAACATACATGTATTCCGTCGCTATCAACTCGATTAAACTTTTCGTCAGTTTTTGTCAAGTGTTCCGGAGGACAAAGAAAAGGTCTGAAATCCCCAACATAATATTTAAATTTCTCGTATTTATGATAAAGAAATGGCGAACATAATATTTGGTTTTTGGATTGGTTTTTGGATAAGCTCATTTTACCGTTATTTACCAAAAGAAATCATTCGAAATGACCATCAATTTTTAAGGAACTTGTAAAAATTGATACTAAAAATAGAACAATTTATTCAATAAAATACACGTGTAATCATGTCTTTACCTAAAAAAAGAAAACACGATGACGGTAGTCCAGTTAAAGAGATTTCGACCGAACCATCAAAAAAATTAAAAACACGATACGGCTCCTATTTGGGGGATGTAGTTTTTTTGATTGCGCATGAGAAATCACAAAATATAACATGTGTGTTTCGTGATCATGAATGGGATGTCCATATCATTGGGTCGAAGATTGAGAATGGAATTCACATTTTCTTTTCTGAAATGTTTGAGATTGTATTGGTCAATAATGGAGAGACTATTAAATACGTTGCTACATTGAGAAAAGACATCCGGCTACATGAGCTTAAACTTGGAGAAATTTCTTTTGTTCCATCAGATGACATATCACATCCTCCTATCATTCTTGGAGGAGGATCATACGGCTTCGCTTTCAAAATTATGGGCGTGGATGGAGAGTGGTATGTTGTGAAAGTCTTTGGAAACAAAGATGATGCAGAAGACAAGGATAATGCAGAATATGAATGGAGTGTTCTTAAACGCATAATGGGTAAGCATCAGTCTCTTCAAGAAGGGATTGTGCTTCAAACTGAACGAAACGGAGATGTTAAACACATTATAGTCTCAAAACATCAAGGAGACAGAGTCTTGTCGAAACTTCGTAATTCCATTCATCGTCTGAATCTTCAACAGATTATCTGGATATTCTTAGAGTCATCAAAGGGACTCAAGACATTACATGAACTTGATATTCTCCACGCGGATATCAAGAAGGATAATATCATTATCGTTGAAGATCCAGAAGGGAAACATTATCTAGTTCTAATTGACTTTGGTATAGCGGTAAAAAGTGGAGATATCACAAATTATCCACAGTCCCATTGCACATGGTGGCATCGTATTCCAGGTCTCTTTTTGGATGACTTCATGCAAAGTTTTAACACAAAGATGAGCACATTTGTTAAACCAATTATGCTGTCTCCAGTTATAGACTGGTGGGCGTTTTTCACAACGTTTCTCCATGTAGTTTCTGAGAAGTCCAATAATTTTCTTGGATTCCATTTTATGAAAGAAGAAGAAGCCCGTCAATATATGATTTGCACTTCACCAGTCGCGCAATTGATGAAAAAAATGAAAATGTGGCTTGGAGGAGATAAAAGAAACATCGACTTCGTTCGCGCAATTTACTTTGTGTTGCTGAATGAAGAAGGCTCAGAGAAGTTTGTTGAAACTTTCAATCAATTTGGGCTTAAACTAACTGGAACAGGGATATATGATGAGTATCTCAAAATGTTCAAAAAACTGAGGGATAATCATCCAATGATTGAGCATGTCAGAAATGTGTTCAAACACGTGAGATGTGATGACAAACAATTGGATATTTCCGGACCTATGAACAAGCTAACTGATTTGTTTGTGGATATACTTCGAGACGGCGCTGATTTGTCGCTTCTTGGCTGTCTCACAATGGACCATATTCAACAATGGTTAGACAGATTGAAAGAGTCTCTCGGTGAGTTATGTAAGCTGAAAAGTAAAATATTATTTTACTGAATTTATTCAGTTTTTATAAAAAATGATAGTAATTTTTATTAAATATTTAGTGTATTACTTTGAGAAAAATGTCGCCAATAGATGAATTAAAAAAACTTATTGTCAGTTTTTTACTTGACAATAAAATTCCACTAACACTCGATTTTTACTTAATAGATTTTCAAAAAATAACGGATATTTTCACATATTTGAAATCAGTTTATCTGGTGTTTTTTCAAAAATTGGATATGATGCGGTTCTATGAATTCATTCGATATGTATTACATGAGTTTTATGGATACACATTTATAGAATACAAATATATCAAACATCAGAACCCAGAAATTCAAGACTGTTTGAAATTTGAATCAAATCAATTTGAAATTTATCTCATTATTAAACAAAAACAAGATGGTAAGCTTAGCATCAGACATGAGTTTTCCTTGAAACTAAACGCGGTTCATCAAGGAAACGAACGTCAATATGTTGTTAGTCGATTGATAAACAAGGGTTCATATGGAAAAGTGTATCTTTGTGTAGATAAAGATGGTAATCAATTTGCGATGAAATTATTTCAATTTAAGGATGAAATTGATATTGAGCTCAAAGCTTTGCATCATTTGGAAGATATTGACCAAGTTATCAAATCACTTGATGAGTTTTATTTTAGTCTTCTTGATATCAAATTTGGAGCTTTTGTGATGCCTTTTATGACATACACATTGAAGTCTTTTATTGAAAAGAAAAAACCATCTGAAAATGTCTTGCTTCAAGTATTTTACAAGTTGCTTTTGAACCTGAGAAAAATACATGAAATGGGATGTTTTCATATGGATATCAAGCCCGAAAATATATTGATAGAATTATACTGCGATGAAACTATCGATATGAAAATTGCTGATTTTGGACTTGCCGAAATTTTACCGAAAGGAACACATTACGCAACGACAAAAGAACCTAAAATAACGGAATGGTTTCGCTGTCTTGTAACTGCTCTTGCGGAAGCAAACAAAACGAATTTTCATATTTCATGGATTGCTGATTTCTTTGCGCTTTGTGTTTCTATGATATATATGTGTTCACACAAATCTGGGAGAACCTTTAATTTTTTGGATAGTTCAATCTTCAATATTTTTAGAGGACAACAATACTTCAAGACAAAACGTTCCAATGATAAATCACCAAAAGAACTTGATATTAAATTTTCAAAGATTTGTATTGAGATTGCTTGTCAGAATGCTATTAAGAATCCATTTTTTCGTGATATTATGATGGAATATATGAATCCCGAGTCTATTATTCGCTGGTATTCTGAACTTGAAACGAGCCCGAAAGACAATTCAATAATTATGGAAGTTGTTGAGAAGATTGAGACATATTTTCTAATAGGAATCGTAGTTTCACAGTTGAAAGAACATTTCAAGAAGTCTATAAGTGATGTCGAGACGCCCCCACGCCCACACGAGTATGTTTCATCTCCTTGAATTCTTTGAAAAAAGGAATTTTATAAAAAAATGATAGTAAAAAAGATATATATTTTAGTAAATAAAGATGACAATTGTTTTTGATTCGTCAATTTTTAAAAAATTAAATCGAGGAACATTTCGAGAAATGTTTAAAATCAATGGCATGGCAATAGTAAATGGATGTGAATGTATTATCACTGGTAAAAAGGCGACCTCCGCTTATTTCATGATTGATTTGCGCTATGAGGATATAATTTTCGAAATACAGTTCAAGTTCAAACCTGATGAAGCCGGTTCTCTTGATTCAATGAACATTATGTTTCGCGAGAATACCAAAATTTCAGATGAAATGACAATCATTCGTCATTTGGGTTCTGGCTCATTTGGGAACGTTTTTCTTGTTTGTATCGCAGGTAAAAACTATGCGCTGAAAGTTGGGCTTGATATACCACCCAGTTCTAAACAACCATCTGCAATTCAAAATGAGATAAATATTTTTGAACATCTGAGACAACATCTCCCGCATCCAAATTTGATTCATTCGTTCCCAATTAAATTTCCACTTGGATCTGCGATCCTTATGGAACTTGGACAGGAAACACTTGATGATAAAATCAAATCAGGGTCTTTGAGTTTCCAACAAACAATGGAAATAATCCTCCAAATTTTGTGTGCAGTTGCATTTCTCCATTCAATTGGTATATCACATAATGACCTTAAACCAGATAACATTATTTTTGTCGACGGAGTTCCCAAATTGTTTGATTTCAATATTTCATATTTTTGGAAAACTGACCACTCATTCAAATCGCATCTGTGCGGAACCATTGGATATAAACATCCAACAGCTGGAAGTAATTACACGCAAGACGCGTTCTCGTGTTGTTTTATGTTCATTGAGATGTTGATTGGAAAGAATATACGCTCTTTCAATTCAAAAACTCTCGGTGGAATAAAAGAGCTGTCCAATTTAGATATCGAAACTGAATTGCGACATCAACAAATATCAACAGAAAACATTAAAAAAATTTGTCTGATATATTCAATGAGAACCGCGATTGAATTAAATCGTCTCATCGATCTAGCACAATCCATACAATAAAACCGATGCGTTTTTATAATAAAAATAAATAATTTGCTTATATAATGGATACATCATCTACACAAAAATCAAAAAGGCCCAAACTTGAATGTTTGGATATGACATCAATAGAAGACGCATTACCTACGGATACGCAACAAGATATTCGCGAACTTAACGCTTCAATCAAGAAATTGACGTCCATTTTAGAAAAATATGTCGCAATCCTGACTGATAGACCTGAATCACAGAATCCTTCATATATATCATAAAAATAATATATTATATATAATAGAAATGGTAGATGCTGGTATGACTGCTTCATATGTAATTGCAATTATTCTCGGTTTATTGTCCGGATATTTTGCCGTCAAGATGGTCCCCACTATGAATCCTTTCATTAAATTTTTGATTGTTCCATTTTTAGTGATTTATATTCTACTTCTATTATTTAGGATTATTTTTCCTGGAATAAATGCTTTTGGCCAAAAGTTTAAGGATTATGTAGATGAAAACTCTGCGAATGATATTCATGCAATGTCCTATATTGAAATATTCCCTCCAATCTTTGTTATATTCCTAATTATTGTAGTTTTATTATATAGTGGTATCTTCAAATAAAAATAATATATATATATTATAAATGAATTCAAGAATTCAAAATCCAATCTCACAAGAACCTATCGCAATTGACCGTGGTGTTTATCAAATACAATCTAACAATGTTCAAGGATATAGCTCAACCTTCGCAACATTCGCGACCCAATATCAACCTCTTGAGTCAAAACCGAATCAGAGTATGTATTGTTTACTTGGAAATGATGAGTGTTCCCCACTCTGTTCCGGATATACAAAAAACTCTTGTAATTTAGTGGCTCCTATTCCGGGTGGTCCATGGCAGGTCCAGTCCGCTTCAACTGTCCAGAACCGCCTAACAAATCAAGACTATACCCACGCAAAATGTCCAATGAAGTGAAATAAAAATAATATATATTTATTATATGATTGATAAAATAAATATAATTTTAGTAGGTGTCATCTTTATTACTTTTGTAGTATTCATTGCAGTTCGACTTTTTCAAAATAATAAAAATATCAACCAAATGAAGGAGAGTTTTCGGAATCATGAAAGATATAACCGCACATGTTATGGGAATGCTGACTGGCATTTAGGAGAAAAAGAATACAATAAAATGTGTCCCGATTCGACGCCTCCCGCTTTTGAAAACACGCGCAGTAGTCATTGCTCATATCTCCAAGAGAATTTTACTTCTATTCAGACGTCTGTTCCGAAATATTATGAAAATACAATTGAAGAATGTAATAAATTAGGTTATGAACCAGTTTTTGAGAGTAAAATATGTTCCAGAGACAATAAAGTAATAACTGATTCACTTTGTAAATGTTCTGATAAAAAAGGTAATTGTATGGTATGTCTTCCATCAAATAAAAATAAAATTAATGATTGATTGATTGATTGATTACATATTAGAATTCTTTATAAATGATTTATATTTCATAGTATAAACCTTCTTGATACTCTCCTCCTCCAACTTGTTCAGGCGCAATATTAAATCAACATTATCACTCGTAATATCCATCTTATTCAATATAGGTAAAACATATTTCGACATATTCGCCTCGAAGTCTTTCTTATCAATCCTCTTAATACAATTACATAAGAACTCCGACAAATAAAAGGCGTCATTGCTATTGTTTCCATACTTGTGTAATATTTGATTAATGACCTTCCGATTAGTAAAATACAATGAAACCTTATTCAAAAGTGTAGTATATTTTCTTTTTGTGAAAGTTATCTTCTTTTTACTCTTCTTTTTCATTTGTGTATGTAGAAAATTCGTATTTACATTTGTTAGAATCGCACTATTAATATTTAGCTCCCATAACTGCTTCTCGAATATCAAATTCTGGATGACATCATTATCAGCAAGATGTTTCGATATTTTTGCTAAAAATATCATCTTATCCGCGCTCGATATTCCCTCCCCAATATTATACAAATAGTTCTCGTGTATTAGAAATGAGAACAAAAATTTGTCGCAATAATACTTATCGATACATTCTCCCACTTTCAACTCCTTCGTGAAAATCATTTCCAAATTTTCACTTACTTTATCATCGATCGTCTTATTCGAAAAAGTATTCACGACTAAATCAATATTTTCATCGCGTATTTTATGACCATCCGATATTAGTAAAAGGTCATCCAATATATTATTATATTTTCGTAAATCATAGTCAAATGTATCAATTATGCGTTTCCTCTGCGATTGATTAAAACTGATATTGTTCTCTGTGCAAAGACGATTGAAATAATATTCATAATCATCTGGCTTCAATCTATCTACATTAATTTCTAATGATATTTTGCGCAACTCGTTTATTTTCTTATCGCCGACTTCTTGACTCACTAAAATAATTGGATATAACAACTTAAAATCGGACACTGTTTTCTTTGCTGAAAACATTGTAAGAAAATCAGTAATTATAGATTTATCATTATTATTACAGAGCGTATCAAAATCATCAATAACTATCCCGATATTATCCTCCCTCTTATAAATCATGTTCAACACATTTTTATTATTCGATATTTGTAATATGAACTCTTTTATATCCCTATTAATTTTACTGTCCTGAATATTTAACATTCGCATCTCCATTTTGAAAAAAGAACATATGAACTCAGCCAAACTTGTTTTTAACTGATTATTTTCCCCGACAATCATTATCAATTTTGTATCCATAAGGTTCAAGTTGCGACAATTATTATATTCAGCAAACCATACCTTTAATTTATCAACATAACAAGGATTTAAATTTCTAAAATCATCGAAAGAATTATATTTAAATTTTTGAATCATATTTAAATATATAATTATAGTTTTAAGTTCATACTTTTCCGCAATTGACCCATCCCATCGATGCGTTATCGGAATTAATACCCAACCAAGAAGCGCTTGAATTCGCAGTAGGTCCACACGTGGAAACAAAATCACATCTCTGTTTAGATGCGGTCGCATCCATATTTCCAGACCGTTGCATGTTAGCGATTTTGAATTTCATAATCTTATTTTCTGGGTCATTATAACATTTTGATGATGATGAATTTGCTACTGGAATATTATACTGATTCTTACAGATATGATTCCCATTTTTGTCATCACCCATATATACCCAATAATCGGGACATTTCACACCCTCCATAATCATATAATCAATCGGAGGCATCTTTTTACCCATACCACGGCTATTTTCTTTTGATTTATTCAAAAGTATAGAATATGTTATTAGCAATACGAATAATATAATAAAAAATAGCAATACTATTCCAATAATTATCGTTGTATATTCCATTTATATATTATATAATAAAAAGTTTTTAGAAAGTTGTTGTTACACTTCGGAGAGTCTTTGAACCAGCTGATGACAGATTTTCAGGGAGAGGTAATGGATTTGGTAATTTTTGAACGTTATCTAAATATCCTAAATATTGTTGAACTTCTGACAGAATATTTGGAACACAATAATCTAGAACTAATTTATTCAAATATGTTATCTGTTTTCCAAAGTCCTGATTCTGATTTAAACTATACTGTAAAAAAATGGCCCTCATAACTATCTCCAATTCAATTGAACTCTGGTTGTCTATAATATACTTTTTACCGCTCTGTATCCATACTGTATATCGCATTTCTTTTTGAATACGATCTATATTATTCTTACTAAAAAAGAGCATTGATAGAGTGCTAGGAGTCTGAACATGTTGGAG